CATACACGCAGCCAGCGAGCCAGCCAGCGAGCGCCTCACCAGACCCGTTAGAGAGCGCGACGGAGGCGACCCGTTAGAGCCAGCGACAGTGTAGACTTGTTGGGCAGATAGTTAACTAGGGACTGATTAGGTGACTATATATATTGCTTGCGCTATATAGTTAAGTGCGTATAATAAGACGCATCCCACTAATACCTAGTGGGCACAATTAGGAAACTAATAGAATGACTACTAAAAACCAAAAACTAGCCACTGCCACTACTGCCGCTGACGTTATGCCTAAAGGTAAAACGCCGCACATTAAGGATAACGCTGGGTTTAACTTTGCCAAGCCTGCTAGCAGTATGTCAGGCAAGATTGATTTTAGCCCAGCCCTAGCCCTAGACGTTATCACTGCTAACATTCCTCGCCAAATTCAGTTGGTTATGAATGAATGGCTAGCGTTAGGTGGCGGCGCGTTAGATGTCCAAGCTATTAACGATAGCTTAGTGACTAAGGGTTTGTGGGTACGCGCTAGTGGCGAAGCCTATAATCAGGACGTTGCCACTATACTGCTACACTACCGCGACCGCTTGCTAGGTAAAACTGCATGGGGTAAAGGTGACAAGGCAGTTAAGGTGCAGCTCGCCACGTTCAGCTAGGCTTAACTAGCTAGTTAGCTAAGGGTGCCGTGAGCACCCTTTTTTAGGTTAGCTGGCTAACAGGTTAACTAAGCCCTACCAATATAACTAAGGGGGCATACCCCCAAAAGTGCCGCAAGGCACCCACCCACCCGCCACTACCTGAATCCAGCCTCTTTTTCGGATCTACTTTTGCTACGCACCATAAAAAATTTTTCGCGTAAAAAATTTTGCGAAAAAAATTTTCGCGAGTAGGATTCCGCTATGGCCGAACGTAAGAAAAAAGACCCACGATTAGCGAGAGCAGGCGTTTCGGGCTATAACAAACCGAAACGTACCCCGAGTCATCCTAAAAAATCCCATATTGTTGTTGCGAAAGAAGGCGATAAGATTAAAACGATTCGTTTTGGTCAACAGGGTGTAAAGACTGCGGGTAAGCCTAAAAAGGGTGAGTCGGCAAAACAAAAGGCTCGTCGTAAGAGTTTCAAAGCTCGCCATAGTAAAAACATTAAGAAAGGCAAAATGAGCGCAGCTTATTGGGCCGATAAGGTGAAATGGTAATGGAAGATATGCAAGCGGTTTACGACGATGAAGTTGGCGGTAGTTCTGGCGGCTTAATGTCTTTATTACGTGGTACGGGAGATATGGTTCTTGGGGAAGATATTATGGATAATCTTCCGATGTTACTCCGTGCGTTAGAAGGTACGAATAAAGATACGTTAACGATGCAAGAAACCCGCGATATGTCGGGGCCGATTGACGAATCAAGTTTATCTGTTCGATTAAGTAATACTCCAGGATTAAGTTCGATGTTAGGGCCAGAAGCTGGGGTATTAGCGGCTATGGCTGGTGGGCCTATGGGTAAAGGTAAATCTGCAAAAGAATTACTAGAAGAAATTATGGAAATAGGCCGTAGGATGAAATCCGAGCAAGATCTTATTGATACTCGTCGTGCTATGGAAGATGAAGCGGATCTCCCTGATTTTCTAAAATCGTTTTCGCAATTACAAAAAGAGCGACGGGCTAAAGAAGGGTTTGAAGATTTATTACAAGAGGGTCGGGATGCATATATGGATTCGCCTGAAGCGTTAGAAAAAGCGATGCGTGTCCAGCGAGACGTTTTAAGACAGGCCCGACGTGACGGAGATCTGTTTGCCGCAGGTGGTCGCCCAGGATTATATGCAAATATCGCTGCGAAACGTAGACGGATAAAAGCAGGGTCGGGTGAGAAGATGCGTAAGCCAGGATCTAAGGGTGCACCGACGAAAGAAAATTTCCGACAAGCTGAAACTACTGCTAAAAAAGCTAATGGTGGTGGATTAAGTTACGCTAAAGGTTATTACGGGAAATCGTATAAATGACTCAGCTTACGATGGCTCAAATAGATGCGCAGATCAAAAACACTGCTTCGTCTAAAGAACAAGCGAAACAGTATTTTTTAGAAAAAACAGAAGAATTAGGGTTACAGCATACTTTCCATTTTGATGAAGCTTGGGATTATGCGATACACCAAAGGAAGCAAAAAGAATTCAGGAAAAAGATAGCTGAGTTTGAACAAACGGTTAATAAACACGCTTCTAAGTTACAAGCGGTTCATGAGATAAATCCTACTAAACATAACTTCGCAGATGGTCAGTATATTCGTGAGATTTTTAACCCAGCAGGGTTGTTTATTGTTACAAAGATACATAATAAAACACACCCGTTTTTCTTAATGCAGGGTGAGATGTCTATTTTTTCACAAAATGGGGTAGAGCGTATTTCAGCCCCATACCATGGAATCACCGAGGCAGGAACAAAAAGAGCAATATATACGCACACTGAGTGTGTGTTTGTTACAGTTCATGCAACAGATAAATTAAATATCGAAGATATTGAACAAGAGGTAATTGCTAAATCTTTCGATGATGTAGAGTTACTTCCTCCAAATATAGAACAAGTTGAGAACCTTATTTCCCAGCTGAAGGAGAGAAATGAATGAGTTGGGTTATTACAGCGATGATAGCTTCAGCTGTCGGCACAACAGCGTACAGCACGAGTAGAGCGCGTAAAGCTCAAAAACGAGCACGTGAAGATGCTAATCTTCGTGAATTAATTGAAGGGGCTGCGCCTAATATCTCTGCTGTATCTGATGTAATCCCTGAAGAAGTACAAGGTACAGATGTTGCGGGATTAGAACGAGCATTAGCCGCGATGGAATATGGCGAAGAAGTTCCTTTACCCCAAGCGCAACCTGATCCGATGGCTAATTTATCTGAGGAAGAATTAGCACAGTTATTAGAAGAATCAGGATTAGCGGGTCAATTAATGGCTAGTGGTGGGCCAGTAGGTACGCCTGAAGATGTTTATTATTTTAGTGTTCCGCAAGTTATGGGGATGATGCAAGATCCGAATCCTCAAATACAAGGAGTCGGGATGCAATTAGCAGATATGATGGCTTCGACTCCTGGGATGGATATGGTTCCCGCGACTCGCGATCAAATAACGATGATGGCCTATGGGGGTGCTGTCGAACCAAAAAAGTTCGAGATGGGCGGGATGCCTGAATATAACCCTGAATTAGATGCAGATTTTATCGCTCAACAAGAAGCGTTCAAAGAACTACTTGAATTGGATAAATTAGTAGAAAAAGGGATAATAAGTGAAGCTAGAGCAGACTACGATAGACAGCGTCTGGCAGGTCTAGCGTTTCAGCCATTGTCATCTCGGAAAAGGCAGCTAGACAAAGCCTTCCCTGATACAGAAAAAAATTTAAAAGGGTTAAAAAACTTCTTACGCAATAAAAGGTCTGAAGGTGGCCCGATATCCGAGGAACGTCTTAATAACGCAAGATTAAGATAATGGCTAAAAATCCGCGCATCCCTAGGAAAAAAGGGCAACCCGCGAAAAGTAAAAAACATAGCGATTTATATACTGACGAAGATCCGAAAGGTACGATCCACGGATTAAAATTCGCCACCGTCAAAGATGCGCAAGCAAGCGTAGCTAAAATTAAAAAAGCTAAACGTACTCCTGCACATAAAATACAAGCAGCGATAGCGATGGAACAACGAGCAAAAGCAGCGGGTAAAACAAGCGCAGCTCAAGTTTATCGTCGATATATAAATGCAAACAAAAAATCCACTCGAAAATCTTAAAAGCGTAGACCTTTCTCACCTCTCTAAAGAAGAGGCGAAAGAGTTTACGTTACTACTTGAGGAATTAGAAAAGCGTGAAAAACGCGAAAGTTCTATGGCGTCGTTTTACGATTTTGTTAAAACGATTTGGCCAGAGTTTATTGCAGGTGCACACCACAAAAAGATGGCCGAGGCTTTCGACAAGATTGCTTCAGGAGAGTCAAAAAGACTCATAATTAATATGCCCCCACGACATACGAAGTCAGAATTTGCTTCGTATTTATTTCCTGCATATTTATTAGGTAAACGCCCTAAACTTAAAATTATTGAAGCAACGCATACCGCTGACCTCGCGATTAATTTCGGTCGTAGAGTCCGTGACTTAATCGAAAGTGACGAGTACGCTGAGATATTTCCGGCTACTCAACTAAAAGCTGACTCTCGAAGCGCGGGTAAATGGACGACTTCGCAAGGCGGGGAGTATTATGCGGCGGGTATCGGGGGTGCACTCGCGGGTCGTGGTGCTGATTTGTTTATTATTGACGACCCCCACTCTGAACAAGACGCTTTTTCGGATAAAGCGTTAGAAGAAGCCTACGAATGGTATCAAACTGGGCCTCGTCAGCGCCTACAGCCAGGAGGTGCGATCGTTATTGTAATGACTCGTTGGTCTAAAAAGGACGTAACGGGTAAATTAATCAAACGAATGGCTCAAGAACAAGGTGGAGATCAATGGGAAATCATCGAGTTCCCTGCGATATTACCATCAGGTAATCCGTTATGGCCTGAATTTTGGAAATTAGAAGAATTAGAAGCGACGAAATCGTCGATTCCTCCGTCGAAATGGGCTGCGCAGTATATGCAACGGCCTACAGGCGAAGGTATTTCTATTATTCCGAAAGAATGGATTAAAGAATGGCCGAACGATAACCCTCCTTCGTGTAGTTATTTGATCCAAAGTTACGATACGGCGTTTTTAAAGTCCGAACGAGCAGACTATACGGCGATTACAACGTGGGGAGTGTTCTATCCCGAGGGTAAAATCGGCGATGAACTGTATTCTGGGGACGATGCCCACATAATTTTGTTAGATTGCGTAAAAGAACGCTTAGATTTTCCAGAATTAAAGCGTGAAGCGATGCGGTTATACGAACATTGGGAGCCTGATTCGGTAATTGTCGAAACAAAAGCGTCAGGTATCCCGCTTACACAAGAATTACGGCGTCAAGGTATCCCGATAAACACCTTTTCACCGAGTAAAGGGCAAGATAAGATCGCAAGATTGAATACGGTCAGCGCAATTTTCCAAGAAGGCCGAGTTTGGGTACCTGATACGAACTGGGGACAAGAATTAATTGACGAAATCGTAGATTTTCCGAACGGAGAGAACGATGATTGCGTAGATGCGACTACTTTAGCACTTATGCGGTTTAGACAAGGCGGTTTTTTGCGTTTAGAAGGCGATTATGACGACGATGACGACTATTATCCAAAAGTTCGTGTCTATTATTGATTTATTCTAGTAAAAAATAAGAGTATGGTGGCGAACCATGGCTGAAGTACAGATTCCTGAGGGTGAAGAAAACGTAGAAATCCTTTTTGACGAAGAGGATAACGTTCTTGACCCTTCTCTCTTGACTCAAGAAGTCGAAATCCCTTTCGAAGAAAATTTAGCCGAGTTTTTAGACCCCGCTACTCTTTCCGAAGTCTCTAGTGAACTAACTACTGCGTTTGAAGAAGATCTAAGTTCTCGTGGTGATTGGTACGAGGCGTTTAAAGACGGATTAGAACTATTAGGCGTAGACAGTGACCCTAGAAGTGAACCGTTTGAAGGCGCAAGCGGAGTATATCACCCGCTATTAGCTGAAGCGACAACTCATTTCCAAGCGCAAGCGTATAAAGAACTTCTTCCTGCAAACGGCCCAGTAGATACTAAGATTATGGGCGCGTCTAGTGATCCGAAAGCGATGCAAGCTAATCGCGTTAAGGATTTCATGAACTACCAGCTCATGTACAAAATGGAAGAATACGATCCTGAAATGGATCAGATGTTATTCTTTTTGCCTCTAGCTGGTTCTGCGTTTAAGAAATGTTATTTCGACCCTGCGATGGGTCGAGTCGTTTCTAGGTTTGTAAAAGCCGAAGACTTGATCGTACCGTATTACACTACAGATCTTCATACGTCTCCTCGTATTACTCACCGTATGGCTATGTCAGAAAATGACTTGCGTAAATTACAGTTGAGTGGGTTTTATAGAGATATGCCGATGAGTTCTCCTAGCTATTCAGCTGATGGGGAAAATGCGGTACAAGATAAGATTGACGAGATAGACGGTGTTTCTAGGACAGGAACTCAAGCTGAATATACGTTATTAGAGTTTCATGTAGAACTAGATATTGAAGGTTTTGAGCATACTGATAGTAATGGAGAACCAACGGGATTAGCACTTCCGTATATCGTCACGATTTGTAAAGATAACGATACCGTTCTATCTATTCGTAGGAACTACGAAGAAACAGATCCGATGCGTAAAAAGATTGAATACTTTACGCATTATAAGTTCCTCCCAGGACTGGGCTTCTACGGATTTGGCCTAATCCACATGATTGGCGGCGTTACCCGTTCCGCAACGTCAATTCTTCGTCAACTCATTGATGCCGGTACTTTAGCCAATCTTCCAGCTGGCTTCAAAGCTCGTGGCTTAAATATCCAGAGATCAGACGATCCTGTACAGCCAGGAGAATGGCGAGATGTGGATGTTCCTGGGGGGACTATTCGAGAGTCGTTTTTGCCGCTCCCATATAAAGAGCCAAGTGCGACATTAGCGCAGTTATTAGGATTACTTGTCGAATCTGGACAACGATTTGCTTCTGTTATGGATAATCAAACAGGAGATGCTAATTCTAATGCTCCTGTAGGTACGACAGTTGCGTTATTAGAAAAAGGACAGAAAGTAATTTCTGCAATCCATAAACGATTGCATTATGCGCAACGTAACGAATTTAAAATACTTAAGAGGTTATTCGGTGAATACTTGCCTCCAGAATATCCTTACCAAGTACAAGGCGCTCAACAAACAGTTTTCGCTGAGGATTTTAATAATTCTGTTGATGTTATTCCTGTTTGTGATCCCAATATCTTTAGCACTACCCAACGGATTATTCTAGCGCAAACACAACTTCAGATGGCTCAGAGTGCACCTCAGATCCATAACATGAAAGAAGCGTATCGTAAGATGTATATCGCTTTGAACATTAAAGATATCGACGATATCTTAATGCCTGATTTTGCCCCAGCTCCGAAAGACCCGATTCAAGAAAATATGGACTCGGTTATGGGGATGCCTTTAAAAGCATTTATCCAACAGAATCATGATGCGCACGTCCAAGCGCATATTGCATTTATGCAAAACCCTCAAACCCAACAAAACCCTCAAGCGATGGCAGGATTACAAGCTCATATACAAGAGCACCAAGCCTTGAAGTATCGCATTCAAGTAGAGGAGATGTTGGCACAACAAGGTATCGAGTTACCTCAACCTGGACCAGATGGTCAGATGCCTCAGTTACCACCAGAGTTAGAAAGTCAAATAGCTGTAGCGGCTGCTCAAGTAACTCAACAGATTACAGGTCAAGAGCAAGCGATAGCGCAAGCAATAGCTGCGCAACAGCAAGACCCAGAAAGGGAAATGTTCCAACAACAACTAGAGCTAGAGTTTGAAAAACTTAAGCAACGGGATAGAGATTCTGAGCGTAAAGCACAGCTCGAAAGAGAGCGTATTGAATCTCAAGAGGAACAAACTGACGTTCGTATTGCCGCTGAATTACAAAAAGCGGAAATGCAAGACGATCGTGAAATAGATTCTAACTTAACTGAGATCGCTAAGATCGTTCGAGAGTCCAGGGAGCAGTAACTTATGCCACATCTGATCAGCAATATTCCACACTTTAATTGCTGGGTTAGAAAAGAATATACACACAATCATTTAGATTACCATGGAGAGTATTTACACGCGATTGCGATTGCGGTAAACACTATTCCAGACAGATGTCTATCTTTCCAAGTTGTATTCACTGGATACGAATTGGGAGAGGAAGAAGATTCTGAGAATCTTCACGGAGGAGCAATGTGGGCAAGAATGCCTATTACGGCTCTAGTAGCGGATGCGATGCTTGAGGAAATGCCAGAAGCGATGGCTACTCATTTAGCGCAACCTTGGGACTGTAGTTCACGAGACCATGAAGTTATTGTTATGGATCGTGTATCTTCTAGCCCTTGGCTATGTAAGATTGATAATGAGTTTCATACTGGGAAGTATTTGTTTACAGTTGATTACACAGGAAACGATATCGCTGACGATCCTGCACAACATAAACAAAGTCATTTGATACAACTTACTGATGCTGGGAAATGGACAGGCAATATTGTAGCATTGCCTAATAATCGTGTAAGAGCGACCAATCCAGCGTTATGGGAGACAGGTTCTGGAGCGCCAGACTTTTATCCTAGTCAACATCTGCATAGTGCAGAGATTGACGATAGCTACATGGATCCGAACGTAACCTTTAACAACTTGTATTCTGAAGGAGA